CGCCGGGCTGGCGTTCGGGTTGCCGGCTGTCCAGTTGGCCGCGTCGAGATATTTCGCCAGCGTGGTGTGGATCTTCACCTTTGCCCTCGCCAGGTCGTCGTACTCGAGACACAGCGCAGTCACATAGTTGCCGACGTTCGACACGGAAAGCGTGGGTGTGGGCTGCGCCCCGGTGCTGGACAACTCCAGGCCTTTCAGCTCGTAAGGGTAAGGGTCGTACTGCTGACCCTGCCAGATAATGGCAGGGAGGTTGTCAGCCGCGAATGCAGCCCAGCCTGCAGAAGCAATATTGTGGGCATGGAAGCGCAGGACGGTATCCATGCCAAATTCGGTGCCGTCTATTTCAATCAACTGGACTAGCTGGCCCGGCTCCAGCTGCTGTATATCCTGCGTGAAACTCATATTCACCCCATAAAAAAACCGCCCGGAGGCGGTCAGTCATTCTGGTTTTGAAGATAATCAGGGAGCAAAGGACTGCTCGAACGTGAACGCTACAGTCGCTTTTTTCCCGGAGGGGAACGAAACACTGAAGGAATCAGCCCTCATCCGGTAGAGCTTCTTCTCCCCCCAGGGGTTCGTCCACCAGAACGATTTTGTGATGTGCGACATAAGGAACGCACGCAGCACTGCGGCCTCGTTTCGTGTTCCCGTCCAGTCAAGATCCCAGACTTCGGACCTGTCATTGAGCCCCATTCCGGCGACCTGTTTATACCCGTCGCCAAACTGGGACTGAAGCGTCCGGGCGCTTTCTGTTCCCCGGGCTGATTTACGGGTGCGCCAGCTGAATGTGTCTGTCACTGCTACCTCCTTGGGTAAAGTACACCACCCGGCCCCATCTCCTTTTTAAGCCGGTCAGTGATGGTCTGCTGAACAATGCCCTGAAGCTGCCGCGCCGTTCCGATGGTGTCTGCCTGGCTGGACTCGCCACCACCCTGCTGACTGACGCTGACCGGTGCATAAACGCTGATCCCTCCCGTGGCCGCAGCGGGCATTCTGCCGCCACCGACCAGCCCGCCGGACGCGTAACCGCGCATCATGCTGTACAGATTCCCCACCCCGATCCGGCTGGTCGCCTCTTTTGTAAAAACGAACTCCCCACGATGCACCACCCCGGCAGGTTCATATTTACCGCCCGATCCGGTATAGCCGCCCCCGGCAAATCCGATAGCCGAACTGACAGCGCCCACGATCCCTACTCCCGCCTGTTTAAGGGCGATTTGCGCCAGCATCGAAAGCGTTGAGCGGGTGAAGTCACCCCACTTTGCTTTACCGGTGGTCAGCATGTCCGCAAGATTCTGCGTCATTCCGTCAAAGGTACTGGCCGCGACATTTTTCATCTGGCCGTACGCGTCACCCGCAGAATCGGCGTAATCAGCCCAGGCGGATTTTCCACCAGAGAGCCAGTCACCGCGCACTTTATCCTGTTCCTGATAATATCCCTGTAGCGCCTGCAGCTCTTTCTGGTAGCCCTGATCTTTTTCAGACCCGCCACCGTTTTTCCAGCCCTGTAGTAACTGAGCCTCTTCATTGCGCCGCTGTGCCGCACGACTGCTCATCCCCGCGCTTTCCACCAGCGCCCGGGTTTTCTCACCCATCTGGGTAACGTATTTTTGCGATGTGTCCTGCAGTCGATTGAGACGTTCCTGCGTGACGATCTGGTCACCCAGTTTTGCATTGATTTCAGCCTGCGCGAGCACCTTATCCTTGCTGGCGAGCAGGGACTTTTCATCACCCGTCAGCGCCCGGGTTCTGGCAGCCTGTTCGAGGACCGTGAATCTGGCCTGCGCTTTCCACAACTGCTGGCGCTGCTGGCTAATCGTGTCATTGATATCACTGTGCTGACGCAAAACCTCAAGCTGAGTCTGCAGCTCCAGTGTCTGCGCACTGGTGCTGTCGGTGAGTTTTGCGCCACCGGGCACCCTGCCTTTCGTCGGTTTTTTCAGGGAGTCCTCATACTCCTTTTTGGCCGCCGCCATGTTGATGTTGTAATCCGCCTGCAGGATCCGCCCATCTTTCAGAGCCTTGTTAAGCTCGCCCTGCCTGGCCGTGTATTTCTCCAGTGCAGTCTGCGTTTTGGCATAGTTTGCCTGTGCCTGCGCAGCATACTTCTGGCGATCAGATTCCGCAGCCGCTTCGCGGGAGGCATTCTCCTCGTTCGCTCTGGAAATCCCCGCCTGCTGCTGCGCCATGTCCAGCGCCAGTCTGGCCGTTTCGCGGTCATTCCAGAACCGGGCACGGGCCTCATCATTCACATAACGATCACCCTTTCGCAGGTTCCAGATTTCATCGGCCTTTTTGAAAGCGGCTTGTGCTTTTGCCACCATTTCCTGCGCAGTATCGGGCCGACCGACATCAAGCGCCGCATCCCACATCGACTTGAAAGCGCGTTTCAGCGTATCGGCAGCAGTTTCAATCGACCCCATATTGTCGCGGATGGATTTGGTCTGATCGTTGAATCCGGCGGTGGCCGCGTCGTTTGCCGCCTTAAGTGCCCCGGCTTCATCACCGGCACGCTGCAACTGGGCAACATGTGCTATCTGCTCGGCTGTCACGTTGTGAAATTGCCGGGCCATTGCAATGAGCCCGGATGTCGGGTCTGTTGTCAGCTTGCCATACGCAGCAGCAACCTTATCGACTGGTACCCCCGATGCTTCGGTGAAGCGGGCAACAGCCTGGCTCATGTCGTCAAAATGGACACCGGCACGCACGCCAGCGTTGATCAGCTCCGTCAGTGCCTTGCTCGTCTGATTAAACGTAAGACCGGCAGACTGGCCGCTTCGCGCCAGCGTGAGCATTCGATCGGCAGTCAGCCCCGAAGCGTTACCGGAGAGCACCAGTGTTTTGTTGAAGTCGGAGAGTGTGGACGACCCGGCATACCAGGTATACAACAGCGCCCCCGTCGCTGAAGAGAGCGCCCCAATACCAAGCATAACCGGCGAGATAGATCCCAACAGTGCACGAAATGTTGGAATAACCCCGCCAAAGGAGTCTTTAACCTGTCCGCCCTGCTGGAGAAGGATCAGCCACGGGCTCTGGCCGCCCGCCAGCTGCGTGGCGATATCGGTGAACTGCGCCGGGAGCATGCGCATTGCCGCGTTATACTGACCAACAGAGATGCCTGCCTTGCGGGCAGCGCTCTCCTGACGGCTGAATGACTGCTGGATCCGCAAAGCAGAATCGTTCGCCGCGTCTCCCGTTTGCCTGAATTCTTTTTTGACGTAGTTGATCTGCTCGTTAAATTTCGTCGAGTTGACGTCAAGATTAACGACCAGATCACCGACTGCCGTCTGGGCCATAGCGTATACCTCCAGAAATACCTTCCGCCTTCGCCATCAGCGCATCGTCGTCCGGCTCTGCTACATCAACGGGTTCAGATACAGGTGAAAGAATGCTGAAGCTGGCAGGCGTCAGCTCCGGGTCGGCAAAAAACAGGGTTGAAATGGTGTAGAGCAGGCCGGAGAAATGGGCGTCCAGCTGCGCATCATGAAAGAAATTATCCCGGTAGAAAATTTTCCAGTCGCCATACTCCGTAGAGGACATGCCAGCAAGCATGGCGCGCCAGTCAGGGCGACCGAACTCACGCGCCAGTTTCAGGACAAACGTCAGCTCACTGGCGAGAGCTTTTCCGCCGTAACATGCTCTGCAGATTCGCTGATGCCAACCTGCGGATCCTCCAGTTGCGGTTCAATCATGCCGGAGAGGAGTTTCACCTTAAAATCCGCTTCAGCAATAAGCTCCGTCGGCCAGGTCTGCAGGACTTCATCCTGAATTTTCATCACTTCCGCTGACGCGCCCTCAGGAAGCGTACCTTTCAGCGTATGACCATGCCAGAGCGACAACGCCACCAGGTAAGCACCATTTTTCACGGTGAGGGTGATAGCGGTCTGGAAATCACCTTCTTCAACCGCTTCCAGCTCTTTCAGGTACTCAAGGTGTTCAATGCGCTGCAGCGCGGACAGCTGATACAGCGTCACGCTGCTGCCATTATGCTCGAGCAGTTCAGTTTTAAGAAACATATTTACTCCGGAGAACGGGGCTCGCGCCCCGGTTATCAGGAAACGGTGACCTTGCAGATCGCTACAAAGTTACCGTCATTGCCCATGACGATGATTTCGACAGCGCCTGCCGCCACGCCGGTGATGGTAAGGATATTACCGCTGACGCTGACCGTTGCTTTTGAAGGATCACTGCTCGCTACGCGGAAGGATTTATCTGAAGCGCTGGCTGGCAGGACCGTCACTGCCAGTTGCGTGGTCGCACCGACAGCGACCGCTGCAGTGGATTTATCCAGGTTGATACCCGTCACGCCAATTACCGCAGTACCGCTGTCTTCTGCCAGAGAGGGTTTGCCGTTATTAGTGATCTTTGCCGTTCGGGTCATCACTTCTTTAGCCGAAACGGTCTTCCCAAGGCTGCTCACCCAGCCTTTAAAGACATCGACGGCGCCATTCGGGTACTTGATTTTGTATCCTTTAACCGTGCCGTCATCGAACCAGTTCACCAGGTCCTGCTGACCGCTTTCACCCGGCAGCCATGCCAGAGTAAAACTCGTGTCGCCTGCTGATTTCTGACCCTGCATGGATGAAGCCCAGTCTGCGTTGTCATCATCGATATAGGTGTCGTCCTCTGACTCGGCGGTGAGTTCGCCTGGCTGCAGATCCTTGATCTTTGCCAGACGCAGCCAGTTAACATCCGAAAGGGGACTGGCGTAGGGATCGCCGCTTCCGGTGTAAATCCAGAGGGTGGTGCCGGCCCCTTTCGTCGGTGCCAGCGGGTTAGGTGTGGTCATAACGTCCTCACATTTCGTAGGTGATGGAATATTTCAGATCGGCTGAACTCCAGAGTCCGATATCATCATCGCGCTGGTAGTCATAGCCCTGCTGCACCATGTTGGTGATAAGGGATGCAAGCCCGGGGATCTCCGCCAGAACCGGGTAAACACGCGCTTCCATCCATTCATCCAGCTCCGAATCAGGCACCTGGGCAGGAAGAAAGACTTCTACATGAAGAGTGGCCTGCCAGACATCGGCATCCAGTTCTTCCCCGGTGTACTCCGCGTCGGTGAGATAAACGGCGACGGCCGGGAAATCTCCCTCTTCGAGCACTGCTGGCCTGCCGTCAAAATAAATGGCGTCAGTACCCATCGCGCTTTCGAGCGCGTCAAGAATCAACTGTCGGATATCACTGTGCTTCATTTTGTCAGAATCAACCTGAGTTGGTTTGTAAGGGATGCCCGGAGCTCTTTGGGCATATCCGAGTCCATGAGCTTCGGCAGCTCAGCTTTAAATGCCGTGGTTAAAGGGGCTGCCAGAGGAATGCTGACCACTTCGATCGGATAACGGGGCTTTGCTGTTCGCCTCATGACGTGCCAGCGACCGTTTTTAAGCTGCTGAATGAATCCGCCCGGGAAACGGAACGGTCCTATGCGCAGCACGCTGTTGGCCCCTTTCTTATCCCGTTTTCTGCGGGAAAGGCGCACGCTGGCGGTACCCAGTTTTATGGCCGGTAAATTGCCACGGTTTACACGGATAAGCGCGCGGGGTTTATTAACCGTCGCACGTCTCAGCCTGGCGCGTTGCTTTACCAGTTTTCGCGGGACCCGGGTATCTTTCGACACGACTGCCACGCTGCGGCTGACGGCCCGGTTTGCCACGCGGTTAACGGCCTGTGCCGACGCTCGCGGGACGGCCGTTTTGCTGATGCTGTTGAGGTTCTCTATCGCCTGCTCAAGGCCTTTAATGGACATGCAGCCTCCTTAACGACGGCGGGTACCGGCGGGCGGGCTCCCGTTACCCAGCCAGATATGGCAGGATCCACAATCGTCAGGGCCAATTCGCTCAACCCAGAAAGCCCGCCCGTTAATCATCAGGGTGTCCATGCGTTCCAGCTGCTGAACAGTGGCGGTTTCCACAAACAGGGTCGGACTGGTACCTTCAACCCGAATCCCCACACCGGCATAACCAATATTCTCCGGATCATCGAAAACGCCCATCAGGGTGACACCTGACAAAGCGCCTGACATCACCTTTGCCTCTGCGCCCATCACACTGCGGATAGCGCCATCCGCTCGCGACATGGCCTCGTCAAAGAGATTATCGAAAACAGCCATGCGGTCCCCTTCAGACTTCTCTGGCCAGCCCCTTTGCGATCAGCTCGTCTGCATCCTGTTCGGATACGCGAATGATCACACCGGGCTCAGCGATGGAGACCGGTTCGTTACGCATGGCATGCAGCGCGTCAATATGCAGGGTTGCCAGCGTTTCTACTGTTATCCGGTCATCGGTTGTGGTCGCTTTCTTTTTTTCTTTCGCCGCGTCAGCAATATCACCGTCGGTGCTGCCGGTGCTGCCGGTGCTGCCGGTGCTGCCGGTGCTGCCGGAAGCATTCTCCTCTCCATTTTCACCGTCAACCGAACCGGCATCTCCATCCAGCTCCTCTTCAAGCTCAGCAATACGCATCGACAGCTCCTGGATGGTGCCGCTGGTATTTACGTCACGGCCAAGCATTTTGCCCAGCTCTTTCAGCCGGGCGATGAGTGTCTCTTTTTCAGTCATGGAAGCTACTCCGAAAAATTGGCCCCGAAGGGCCACCGGGTGGAAGTTACGCGAGTTTGACGGACACAAACTCGTCCGCGTCTGCCAGCAGCATCAGCGGCGCGGACTGGATCATGGTGAATTCACGGGCCGGGTCACCGGTCTGCACCCAGTTTTTTGGATAGCGAGCAGAGGCGTTAATGCCCTCGCGCTGCGCGTCCACATCCTGGATACAGCCATAGGTCCGCAGACCGCGCGCCTGTGTGTTACCCAGTACCATGGTGTTATCCGGCAGGTAATTCTTCTGCACACCCCCTTCAACGTACTGACCGGCATACACGACAATTGCCACATCGCCATACATACCCTTGTAGGAAACCGCCTGACCGAGATCCTTGAGTGCGGTTTCCAGCTCAGAGTTAGAGCCGCGGCGGGTATCCAGCTTGTCTTTGACGGCCTTGAAGGAGCGGAACAGTGACCAGCCCTTTGGATCGAACACGATGATGTTGACCACGCCACTGGCATTCACCGCATACGTCTCGATGTCATCGGTCGGATCATAGGTTTCTTTGTCCCGGGCGGACCAGGCCGCAGCACCCGCCTGAACAATGTTGTTTCTGGCGCTGCGTTGCATATCCACCTCCACCGGCTCAAACGCCTCCCCGGTCATGGTATATTTACCGCTGAGCACGGCGGATACGGCCTGCATTTCTTCTACCTGTGCAATCGCCAGCTCTTCATCTTTCATGTTCTGCAGAATGATGCGGCGGCGGCGATAGGCAGGATCAGCCAGGTTCTGTGGATCTTCATCCGGCAGGCGACGCAGGGTCATCTGCGGGTTTACTTCATGCTTGGGCTTGACATAGCCAGGCGTAAATTCTGAGGTTGTGCCACCGCGGGAGCGGATGACCTTGCCGGAAATAACAGGCGAGACATAGAGTGCCATGTTCACCAGGCCCGGGATTTGCGACAGGTACACTTTTTCAGTGCTGAAGGGATAGCTTTCGCGGAAGAAGATGCGAAGGAAAAGCGGATCGAACTTAAATTTCTTCTGATTGACCGCCAGCAACTGGGCAGTAGTATAAATCGACATAGATTTTTCCCGTAAAAAAAGCCGCGCAGGCGGCTTTTATGGATGAATGTGAGTGATAAGAAAGGATTCAGATGATGCTGACGGCCGTGCCGGTGAACGCGTTACGTTTGATATGCTCATCGGTCACAGCTGAAGGCCTGAGAACATCTTCAATGCGGAATGAGCCGGATTTATAAAATGCCAGTTCCACGCTGCTCTGGTCTGCCGCTACGGCCAGAATACCGCATGCCGCGCCAGCGTGAGTACCGTCCCAGACCGTTAACTTGCCCGTAGCGGCATCCAGCATCAGTGGGGTCATTGCCGGGGTGGATGCTGTCAGTTCACCAGGTGCATATGCAGTATGTGCCGGATCACTGTTGCCCAGCGGCTGTTGATGGGTAAAAACTTCAGTCGTTGCCATAAGAGCCTCTTAAATAGGGGTGTTTAACAAATCTTCACCTGCTTCAGCAGATGCATTACCTGAGGACAACGCACCAGGTGCTGTTTCCATCAGGCGATCCAGTGCCGTATCGGAACGCGCCTGGGCACTTTGCGGTGCAGCGGCCAGAATGCGCTGTGCGCTTTCGACCGTCATACCCGGCGTTTCGGCCAGTGCACGCGCCTGTGACTCACGTCCTTTCGCCTCTTCGCAGTTCAGGATCCCCATAATTCGGCCATTTTCGGCACTCACCGCTGCGGCGACCCGGGCACTGACCTCTGCCGGTGAAGCAACAACTGCAGCAGCGGTTTCGACGGTATTTGTCTGTTCTGCTGACGCGGTGGCCTGAATTGCATCCGCAGCTGATGCGGTGGTTACTTTTTCCATATTTCCTCCAGGGGAGATTGTTTTTCGTTTGTTAAGTGACTCGCGCATCACGTTCAGCGCGTCAGTGTTATTGACCAGCTCTTCAGCCAGACCGGCATCCACCGATTCCTGACCGGAAAATACAGCCGCTTCGGTATCCAGCACGGCCTGCACGGACATGCCGGTATAAGCAGCAACCTTTTCGGCAAACATCCGGCGGGTGGCGTCAATCCGCGTCTGAAAATCATCGCGAACGTCTTTCGGTAGTTTTTCGTAAGGGTTGCCATCAACCTTGTGATCGCCGCTGTAAATCAGGGTCACCTCGACGCCCTGCGTTTTCAGGGCAGCCCCGTAGTTGCTGTGTGCCATCATCACGCCGATTGAGCCCGTACGCGCGGTCTGGGTGACCAGACGGCGGGAAGCGGCGCTGGCGATAAGCTGCCCGGCGCTGCAGTTCATATCGTTTGCCAGCGCCCAGACGGGCTTGATATCGCGCATCCGCGCAATAATGTCGGCGCAGTCGAATGCCCCGGACACCATCCCGCCAGGCGTATCCATATCGAGGAGAATGCCGTCGACGCCGGGATCGCTCATGGCCTGCTGCAGGCGGGCAATGATCCCATTGTATCCCGTCATGCCGGAATAAGGCTGCAGCGACCGGGTTTTACTGACCAGCGTGCCGGAAACGGGCAGCACCGCGATGCCGTTCGTTATCTGGTAACTGCGCGCTGTCCGGGGTCCCATTTCCTCATCATCACCAAATAGCGCCCGCGGCTCGGCAATCTGCTCGGCACCGAGCGTTGCGCCCGACACCGTATCCGTCAGTCGGGTGATCCCCAGCTGACCTGCCAGTGCGCAAAAGAAAACCCGCGCATAGGCGGGTTCAAGCATCAGCGGCTCATTAAAGGCCATGCTGGCAATATGCGGGAGATTACGCAGCTCTGGCGTCATCTTTATCCTCCTCGTTTGATTTTTTCAGCCCGGATTCAAAAGCGGCTGCCGCCCAGGCCGGAGGTTTTAGGCCCGCGCTCCGGCGCTCCATAGTTTCACGTACCTGCTGAGAAAATATTTCCTGATAGTCATCCCCGCGTTTGGCGCACTCCTTCTCATAGGTACTGAGACCGGCCTCGATCAGCATTACAGCCTCCTGCACCTCCTTCAGGCCATCAATAGCCATACGCCCCGAACCGATCCAGTTTGCGTTGCCCCATGAGGTTCTCGCTTCATGGAAGCTGAACCTGGCTTTGGATGGGAGCGTGACAACCCGGCGCGCAATCGCCTCTTCCAGCCAGCAGACAAACATCTGACAGGCCTGCCGGGCTGCGACGAACTTGCGGCGACCCATAAAGAACGCCCAGGATTCATTGGCGCTGGCGCGTGCGGTGGAGTAACTCATCTGGGAATAGTTACGCGAGAGCTGCTCGTATGACACCCCCAGCCCGGCGGCGATATAGCGCAGCAGTGACTGTTCAAAGGTTGAATAACCGTTATCCGTATCCTGTGCTGACTGCAGATTCAGTGAATCACCAGGCATCAGGTGCGGGACTTTGGCACCACCGAGCCGAACCGGCGCCGCGGTGTAATACGATGCCATCTCACCGAGCCACCCTGTCATTTTGCTTTGCTGGTCTTTACTGTCAGAGCCGAGGATAAAGTCCATTGCCGTCTGCGTATCCAGTTCGCTTTCGATGGTGGCTGCATACATCGCTTTCACGATCGCACTCTGCAGCTGCGTGTTTTGCAGGGTGTCGAGCATCTTCATCTGCTCCATCACGCTGTAAAACACGTTAGCGCCGCGGGTTTGCCCGTCTTCGAGCGGCTCGAACACATGGATAAACGATGGTCTGCCCCCGGGCAGTTCCCGGGGAATATACGTCCATTTCTGTGCCATCCAGCCCGGGTAACCGTCCTCACTCACGTAATAGCCCAGCGCTGCACCAGCATCGTTTATGCTGACACCGGCACGGCAGTTCCGGGTGTCCCCCATGTTATTCGGGTTGCTCACGCGCTTCGGGCTGACCATTTTGAATTGCGTGCGGAAAAGCCGCGTTGAATCACTGTCCCAGGTGGGCTGCACGCACAACTCACCGTTGAATGCATGCGTCGCGACCCCCTCACGGATCATCATCGTAAACGTTCGCTTGCGCTCGGCATCAATTCCGCAAAAGTCATCTTCAGCATACTCATACCAGGCGGCTTCCACCTCCCTGGCAAACGCGCGGCTCTCCTCTTCTTTAATGCCAAGATAACGCCAGCTCGGGCAGTAACTCAGTCTGAAAAATGACCCGACTATGTGATCCTGGTGAAGTTGCACGGCGTTTGCTGCGTAGCCGTTATTTCGTACAAGATCGTCAGCACGGGCATTTCCACGTAAGAAATTAGGCAGGAGCGCCGCATCAGCACTTTCGATGGGCGGATTCCAGGATCGCAACTGGCCGCCAAAGCCGCCGCCACCGCCGTGATACCCGGCATATTCGCGCAGGGATGTTCTACCGTCCGGCCCCACTAAAGCTGGTAATTTCATACATAAAACCCTGCCGGTCCCCGGCGCCGTGAAGTGGAGCCAACCTGAGATTCAAGGTCAGCAATGTATTTTCTCAGCTCGCTGACTGAGGTAGCTGTAAATTCCACCCTTCGACCATCTTTCTGTACCGTTGCCACCCGTTTACCCATCATGAGGTCATGTAATGCAGCGCGTGCTGCCTCCAGGTCAGCCTGTGTCGCCATTATTCTTCTCCGGATAATGCCCGGGCGTAATCCGCCAGGGTTTTGTGATTTTTACGCCCGCTGTCTTCCTCCAGCAGACTTGCCAGAAGAGAATCGAGATTAAGCTGCCATCGCGAAATGCTGATCCGCAGGGCTGCAAGTGCGTAGACAAAGCAGTCGAGCGCCTCATTTCGTCGCTTTTTGCTGTCCCAGACGATCTTTTTCTTACCGTCCACCCACTTTTCGACCTGCTCCTCAGCTGTCAGCTGCTGGGCTTCAGCTAAATCATAGATTTCAGGGTTATTCGGGAAATGCACTGCCCCGGCGAGGGGTTCACCGGCCTCTGGCACGAGGGTGAAACGGTTATAGATTTGCTCTTTTGCCGTATCGGTTCCCACTTCCGTGAGATAAACACCGTTTTTGTTGCGTTTGCGCGGCATGCTGGCAACGGGTTTACCGTAGACAGATGCCCCTTTAATGGGTATCAGGCGGAACAGGCCATGCTTTTTCGAGCGGTTGTAAACGATGGTCGGGTCGATACCGCCGATATCCCAGCAGATGCGTGAAACCGACATTTGCACCCCATTTTCCCGGGTGTATGTCCGGTTGATAGCCTCATCAACCCTGAGCAGAGTGGCTTCATCGTCATGACGGCCCATGATGATCTGCCTGTCGATAAGCCAGCTTTCTTCGCCGGGCCCCCAGCCCCAGACCCGCATTTCATAACGGTCAAGCTGGGAGTCGATACCGGCAGTCAGGTAGGCCACCCGGTCCGGTACCGCGGCGCCAAAGTGCTCCTTACGTTCGGCCATTACGTCAGCATCGGGACGGTCGCCAATTTTCGGCTCCCATGTCTCACCAAGCGTGGTGTTCACGAAAGTCTTGCGCTTGCCGGTGTCCCCTTTGGTCTTGATCCAGTCTTTGACGATTTGCACCCACGTCGTGAAGGGACTGTAGGCGGTCCAGATATGAAAAGTGACGCTGTCAGGTGGATCAATTTCGGTACCGGATGATGAAAACCAGCACAGGCCGTCCCGCGTCCAGATCCCCGTCTCCCCGCAAAGGTAACGGGCCTGCGCAAAATCGAGCTCCTGCTGCTTAATCACACAGGCGTTATGCTCGCAAAGGTAAAACACACTGGCAGGCTCACCCGGCGTCCACTTGAAGCCGAACGGCGTCTCTTTATCGCCGAATTTCAGGTACTGCTCTTCCCCGCAATGCGGGCAGGGAACGTGGAACCGCAAAAAGTGCTGCGACTCTTTCGCGGCACGCTCAATCTGGCAGGTGCCCCTGACTTTTGGCGTGGATCCGCGGATGGACTTGGGCCAGACCGAGCCCTCAATACGCTTATCACCCAGAAAGTTCGGGGGGCCCTCTTTCTCGATATCTTCATCAAAGGCGGCCAGTTCGTCATAGCCCGCCACATCGACGGATTTCTCGCGATAGTTTTTTGCGGCCTTTCCCCCCAGACACCAGAATCCACGCCCGTTTGAAAAACGCTTCATACTGAGGGTATTGTCCCGGTGTTTTTTGCCATACCAGGGAGCCAGCGCCAGCAAGGTGGGAATATCACGGATTGTCGGCTCGACATGCGACTTCATAAAGTTTTCGGCATCACCGTCAGTCGGCAACCAGATAAGGGAGTTTCGCTGCTTATGCTGGATGAAATACGCATACACCCCGAGCAGCATCTTTGAGTAGCCAACACGGGCAGATTTCACGACATTTACTTCACGGATATAGTCGTTGCCCATGGCATTCATGATCGCACGCTGGAAGGGTAAGGTTTCCCAGCGCCCTTCCTGATAAGCAGACTCTTTCGGGAGGTAATAGTTATCGTCTGCCCACTCAACAGCTGTCTGCGGCTCGGGCCGGAAAAGCGAACGGAGTCCCGCACTCACAGAGTGCTGCAACCCCTTAGCCTGACTGTTCGATATATTCACTCAGCAACCCCGGTATCATTTCATCCAGCGCAGCTGCTTTGTTCATGGCCTTAATGACGTCCTTCTTGAGGAAATCAATATGTCGGTTTTCCAGTTCCGGGAAGCGCCGCTGAACCGACAGAGGCACTCCATCGAGAATACTGGCAATTTCTCCGGCTATACGCGACAGCACGAACGTGCAGAATGCGGTCTCCACCACCTCAGCGGACTCTTTTGCATTTTTAAGTTCCTGAGCGTCAGCCTGTGCTCGGGTGAGACGGTGCCGCTCATATTCAATCGTTCCTGGCTGAAGGTCAGACTCTGAAGCAATCCGCAGGTCTTCGACCTCCTTCCGTAATTTTTCATTTTCAATCGCAGTGTCACGCGCTGAATACCATTCGATAACGGCGGCGGAATTATACAGCACCTCATTTCCCTTCCCGCCTCCACGCGCTACCGGCATCCCCTGATCCTGCCAGTTCTGAATCGTGCGAACGCTGACGCCGAAAATCTCGGATAAGATTTTTTTGTTAACCTCCATTGCTCACTCCTTGCATAAAACAGAGAAAGGAAACGACAGACGCCAAATCACCATTTCCTGGGCTTCACCATTTCCTTTCTTTTGAAGGGGTGTTTTCAGTAAAAACAGCGAGATAGCCAGAAGAAGAACGGAAACGGCAAATACCTGAAAATTTTCATAAATAGCGAGAATCTGCGAGGTCGACGCCCCGTACCAAGCCGATATGCCGGAAAGGACCCGCAAACGATAATAAATATCAATTGCATTGATGCGCGTACGATGCACAATAAAAAAGGCCGCTATTGCGACCTTGTCTTTAGAAGGTGAGGTTATAGAAGTTTAATTTTTACGTCATAGCCTTCCAGGCCTGCCATCGTTTCGCGAGCAACAAATTGAATTTCAGTGATTTCTTTTCCAGTTTTTTTTTGTAGTTCTGAAATTTTCTTGGCTATCAGAGCGGCAATGTCTTCTTCTGCCTTTTGCGTCAGCGCTTCAATTTTCATTTTTACCTCTTCTGATTCATTTACTGTTTCCATTTTCAAGCAAGGTGACAATTTCTGATTAACAGTCCTTACCCATAACTGTATATAAATTATAGACTATCAATATTGCATACGCTGAATACGTAGATAATTTGCTTTCAAATTCTTTGACATAGCCCCCCACTAAGTTAGTTCTGCTCACGTTGATGACGATAAAAAGCCCCTGTATTTCTACAAGGGCTTTGGGCATATGGTGCCGGGTGCCTCCCGGTGAGCCTTTGGGTCAACCACCCGTGACTCGCTGCTTCAGTCTTTCACGATGAGCGCCAGTAAAGAAGAGCCATCAGGTTACTTAGCCCCGCCGCTGAGGGGGATCCACCATAATCTTTAAATTGTGAATTCTAAAATCATCTCACTTATCGATAAACTGAAAATGACCATTGATGCCGCTTACGTACAGTTCAAAGGTATTTATTCACTGCACTTATTACTTCTTCTTTGGTCAGCTCCCGATCAGAAGCAACAAAAATATCGATGTGATCGCCTGTTAATGAATGTATTTCAGTAAGCATTACTTTTAACGATACTTCATCACCATTTGGGTAATTCCGTATAATAGATGTTACTGGTTTAAGCACATTTATGACTTCTACCTGTTGCGAGTTGAAGAAAACCAAAACCTTTTTCATCGATTTGCCTCAATCCATATGCGTCTGTTTTCAGGCAATTGTCATTTTGTCTTCAAAGAAACGCTGATACTTTGAAAAAAACCATGCTGCTACATGATCTTAATTAGCACTGCTTATATTCCAGCCCGTATTACTTCGGGGCCGCTAGGCGAAATACGATTCATAAATAAGCAATACACCTTTCTCATAACCATTTCAGGAGAGGTGAGTTGAGTCTATACATAAAAAAAAGTTAAACATCCTTTAAAAAGAAAAGGTGTCGAATGTGTTGACTTATAGTCGTACATTAACGCAATAAACCTACTAAAGCAGCGAAATCAACTGGTTTCACACCATAATCCCACGTGAAATCTTTATCGTTTTTCACCATCAGGTGTGCTCTGTAATGGCAACCATACTCATGGATTCGCCGCGCTCGCCTAGCGGTTTCTTCGCTCTGTGGTCATGCACAGCCAGTTCGGAATTGGCGCTCTCAGTAATGCTTTTCTCATCAACCTTTACCAGAGGCTAAGCTGGCTCTCTAATGAGAGAACCGTTAGAAGGCCATTGCTCTGCGTTTGCCGCCATACAGCTGCTGCGAACTAGCGCTTTGAGTGTTTTGTTCGTTTGACCTTAGGCGAACATATCGATCCTATTATCCGCTACTGGGGATACTTTCTAGTAAGGCATAAGTCAGCGGAATAGATAAAAGTTGCAAACAGATTGCAATTTCTAACGAAAGTGTTATTGTCCCCGCGCTATGAAAGCAAGAAGCACATAAGAAGAAAAATAGTTTGACTCAAAGTTGCCCCACACCGGGGCTTTTTTTTTGTTTTTAGCGTCGTATCCCGCCTCACTAGCGTAACCGGCTAACATTCTAGCCATTCTTCTTTTAAACGAACTTTAATCCGTTTGCATTGATGAATGTTACCACTTACCTGTAGGGGTATGAAGCACCTTCTCTTCCAGGACTATTCCTATAAAGATATTCCAGCGAAATAACTATGGTAATAAAGTAACGATATGCATTTGCATGCCCTTATAAGCAGACCGGATTTCCTGCTTATAAGGGTTTTCTTTTGTGAACTTCATATGGAATATAGTTTCAAGCAGCTACTTCAGGCACTGTGTAATAATAAATTCCTGCAGGTAATCTACCTGCTTTGTTACAGTGGCTATTCGCTCCCTGAGTGTGAAATAATTCCGCTCAGCGGAGCCTGTAAGTCGGGGGCCGGAAGCATCGCCCAGGCTGCTGGTTGAGGACGCTCCGTCCGCGGGACAGGTTGCGTTGAGTTGCAACCGGCGCTTACCAGTAGCAACATCGCGTTGAAGCTGATCAATATTTTCCCGGGCATCTGCCAGTTCCTTCGTGTATTTCGCATCAAGAGCTGCAACGTCGCGCTGGCGCTTCTGCAGATCACTTATTGTGTCTTTCGCAAGCTTCAGGTTGTGTTCGGCAGTGTCGGCGCGCTGACGCTCATCTTCAGCTTTGCCGAAGAACCAGAACGCAAGCCCACCGAATACCATTACTACAAACAGTAAAAGCAAAGGCTTCCAGTCAAAGGTCATTGTTGCTCTCCGCCAGGCACATGGATCGCTCCATCTCTCGTCGGTTCTGAAGCCCTTTCCACTTCATACCACCAGCGTAAACCCAGCGACGCATTTCTTCGCACGCTCCGTCGTGATCACCTTTGTTCAGCTTACGCAGCAGCGTTGACTTCGAGAACGCGTCAGAACCAACGTTAAAGACGAAGCTGTAGAGTGCGGCGCGCTGATACTCCCCCAGCGGCACCTTAACCAGACTGTCTACCGTTCGCTTTGCTGGCTGGAGGTCTTTCCATAGCAACTGGTCACATTCGCGATCGGTATACTTCTTCCCTCTCACGATATCCCGGCCCGTATGGCCGTCGCAGACAGTCCACACCCCGGCGACGTCTTTATAGGCTTCATACTTCCGCCCTTCGACACCATCCTGTCCACCGAGAAACAGCGAGGCGATCAGCATTGCACCACCACCAGCAGCGGCGATGAGTTTGTTACGCAGGCTACTGGTCATTGGCATTTAATCATCTCCAACTTTGACAGCAGGGCCGTATTTCTCCAGCGCCTTAACCTGCGCATTAGCGACCTTGCGTTTGAAATACCAGTTAATGAGTCCTGTAACGATTATCCCGGCAATACCGGCCAGTACGCCGATGGCGCTCCATTCGTCAGGACTCAGTTTTGTGAGGACGCCGTTCAGGATGGTTCCTCCTGAGGTGCCGAGGGCGACTCCGGTGACAAGTTTGCTCATACGGGACATTTCTCTCACCTCGCCAGGATGCGGGTGCTGTGTGGGTAGGGCTCAGGCTCGCCGGATGAATTAACGACAGACCTTGATGGGGGTTTCCGGGAGCCTGAAATAAAAAAGGCCCGCTTATTCAGCAGGCCTAACTGATTAGACAATTTAAGTAGGTAGTCGTGTTACTTGGCCATTCCCGGTGCAACAACTGTGTCGAGCAGCGTCACTTCCCGACCAGGATGTCGGGTGGGCGGTTATGGTCTGGTTCACAATTTAAAAATAGCACCAGTTTCAAAGTGGGGATAAAAAAATGCCTGCTTGTAAAAGCAGGCATAAATTGAAACAGTCACGGATACTCAGATAGGTGCCGGGTGCCTCCCGGTGACTCGTTACCAGTTATTAGAGTCGCAAGCACATCTGCCCTTAGCAGTTAACTGGATTGCCCCGCCGCACAGGGGGATTCACCTAGCATTTAACCATAGCAGAAATTTGTCAGGATTCTAAAGTGTCCAGTTTCGTTCACAAAGCAGAAAATGAGCCCTGTTAAGCCATTGAGCGGCACGCTTCCGCACAACGAAGGCAGGCTTCAGAGCATTTCTGACAATGTTCTGCTTCGTGCTTACCACATTCCTCACCGCATTTCTGACAAATTTCTGCGCAGACCTGGCATACCGATTTCGCAAACTCACTTTTGAAGGTCATAAATTGTGCCGCGAGCCGACAAATATTTGCGCACTGCATATCGAGTCTTATGCACTCACGCATCATATCCACTTGCTCTTCTTTCAGACATGAAGCAGCACAATAATCACAGGCAGCCGCGCATTTGTAGCAGGCCTCGATACATTCAGCATGGTTAACTGGCATAGTTCGCTCCTTTCAGTCGTAAGCATAAAACTAAGTCTGGTTACCTGAGAGCGATGACGCCAGTCAATGAGAGCGTTATTCCAAATTTGCCTAAATATTAGATGCAGGTAGCGCATTCGAATAACGACTACATCCAACAAATCACGAACCGACCGGCGGTATCATAATGGTGTGAGAGGACCTTCAAGAACTTCTGCTTCACCGTTATCACAAATGGGATCCCCCTGCGTCAGGTGCCAGATACCGGTTACGGTCTTACCCGTTTCAAGATCTTCCGTTTCTCCATCGGTATAGTAGGCAACCTGAACCCTGCCGTTGTGCTGTATCCAGTAATAACCCTCTTTCATACCTTCCTCCCTCCTTACTGTGAAGAGAGTGTAGCCATTCTGGTTATGGGTTGGTGTGAGGAATACTGAATTATGAATGTAGCGATAAACTGGTCCGCCATCGAGGATTTGAACCCCGAACCACAGAGGTAGAAGCTCCGTGCTCTCTCCTGTTGAGCTAATGGCGGAAAAAAAAGACCAGCAGTGAATGCTGGTCGTAAATGCCGTTGTATACACATTGGGCGTTTGCCCACGTCACTCTAATTATGTTTCAAGATCATTATAGCACTCACCCAAGCGACAGGGTGGCGAATGCAGGCAATAAAAAACCCCGCCGAAGCGAGGTTTCAGAATTTGTTTGATAAAGGCTTTTCGTCGCTGCCATCGTGGCGCAGCTCTGCCAAGCATGAATGGATTATTCATTTTTCTGGCCCGTTTTCAACTCTATTTGAAAAATATTTAACATACCTCTCACTTTTGCTCGGCTTCTATCTGCCGGCGAACGGCCAGAAAGACTTTCGCCTGGAAGATTTCAAGGCACCAGCGCACCCGCTTGCGCGCTTCTCCGTCAGTAAGCCAGGGGGCCACGTGCTGCAACTCCCGGGTGATGTCGGATATCTTCTTGCGGGTGGTATAGAACTGCAGGCCGACCACATAAACCGGATCGCGCTGGTCGAAGGTGTTCAGCATGATCTGTTCGATAAAGTCGGCATCATCATGGCGCTCGCTCTCTTCTATCAATTCAGACAGGGTTACCGGCCACAGAATGGACCGGGCGCGCAATGCTGCCTGTACGCCACGGAACCCCTCTTCCCTTGCCTGACCCAGCGCCTCAGTGATACGCGATAGCTGACTGTCCGACCACTCCGATTGCTTGACCTCAGACCAGAACTGGCTGCAGTTCTCCAGGCGGTATTGCGCACGGGTTTTCCCGCCGACGCATTCTCCCCAGACCGTCAGCAGAGATTTGATCCAGGCAGACTGGACGCTCTTCAATGGTGTGAACTTCCCGAGATAACTTTTTCTCGGCGCTGCAGCTGCTTTACCCAAACCTTCGATATGAATGCGGCGTTGACGTGGTGTCATCCTGTACTGCTCCTTAAGCCAGAACGCCGAGCGCAAAGGCCCGGTCCAGCACTCTGATTATCATTTCCGGCTGAGTACCGTGCTTACGCTCGAATTTCACCGGATCGTTATGTAGTTCGGTATGGTGCTGTCGGCACAGGGGGATCACGAGACTGTCGTGCGCCTTCGTTGCCATGCCTCCCTGGCCCCAGCCGATTAGATGGTGTGGATCATCTGACGGCCTGCCGCAGCACTCGCAGGGCTGCGTCTTAACCCATGCCAGATATTTGGGTTTGTCCCATCGGGTCCGCTTTGGCCGCTTCATCAGGGTCTGCGGGGACTCGGGATCCACCACTACGCCCACGATTGGCTTAATGGCTGGTGGCGCACCTGCAGGTGTTGCAGGTGCTGCAGGTAGCGCGCGGGCCTTATCGGAGATGATGCTGGTGGCCGGTACCGACGGTACTATCTCGCTCTCCCGGTACGTTTGTTTCTCTGCCGGCAGGCGCAATGCCTCGCGGGCAACGGATTCAGGCAGCGCGTCGGTGACACCGGCACGAACAGCCCACCAGCACAATTCAGCCAGAGATAGTTCACGGGTTTTGTCGAGCGCCAGCGCCACCCGGGCGATGTCCAGCACCCAGTCGATGACGTTCTGTCGCGCCAGCTCCGCCAGACGTTCGGTGTACTGCTCGCGCAGCCGGTTGTCACAGTGGCCACAAAGGAGAATCGCGCCGGGCTCATGCCGCATGGTGGTCAGTTCGTGATAGTGGTAATCGCTGTGCTGGTACTGGCAGGTGCCGCCGCCGTGGCGCAGCAACCAGTATTCCAGGCCAGCCAGTCCACCAGCAGCGGTGATCACCTTTTCGTGGAGGAAGAACGGACGCAGCGCCGGGTTGGCCGCCAGCGTCTGGCGCAGATCGGGAACTCGCCCGGTCTCAAAGCTGGCCATGCTGGCAGGCTGGCTCTCCACCAGCACGCGCCCTGAGATAAATATGGGCATCAACTCGCGGCCGGGTTTCAGCAGCACAACGCCCAGCTCCCGGGCGATAACTGGTTTCAGCAAGGCGCGCATCAGTCTATCTCCCCGATGATGATCTGCCCTTCTTCGCCCCAGCGCTTCGTCACGCGGGAATCCCAGATATGGGCGTCATCTGCATAGATGGCATCCATCAGGGCCTTCTCCAGGTTATCTTTGTCGGGTTTCTGCTGATGGGGTTTCCCCGCCATCTCCTGGCGCTTCTTCTTGCTCCAGCTCGGAGGCATCGGGAGGATAAACGTAATGTGTGCGCCTGCTTCCGGCAGTTCGACGCCCAGCAGCCGAACGAGATCGCAGAACGCGCGGTATCGGAGAACCTCCGGCCGTTTTTTCCACTTATCCGCCCTGGTCATCCTGGGCTTGCCCATCGGGATGATGTTGTAGGTTTTCACGCTCACCTCCAGATCGGCTGCTGGAAGGTCTTATCCTGCCGCGGGGCTTTATTAGCCTCCGGCAGATAAGCGGTGAGCGTCCAGTGGATCAGATCGACATCAAGGCTTCGCACAGTGCGCACGTCATTGGCGCGATAGCGGGCCTCAAGTTCGTCCACTTCTTTCGAGGTGAGTTGCGTGTGAATGAAGCTGGTTTTCTTCATGCCGTCACCTGTACGTGCGCGGGCAAAAAGAAATCGCTGATTCCGGAAGGAACCAGATTAAGTTTTTGTTTGGTAGGTTTTTGCGCCATGGTTTCTCTCCAGTGGCGCAGCAGGTATAGGTTGTTCAGGCCTATGACGGGAGTTTAACAGAATTAAGCGAAACGCGGTAACCTGCCCGCTCCAGCATCTGCGTAAAGAGAGTTGGCGACCCTACAATCTCATCATCCAGAAGCGGTGTAAACGACACCTCATCACCTCGCCTGTACATCAGCGCGCGATCAAATTCAGGAAATGAGTGCAGCCGTGCAACGATAACCCCATCGTGACATCTGATGACCGCATAGCCCTTTTTTGGTAATTCTTCTGTTTCTTTCACCGCACCCCTCCACCCGGGAAACTAATTGCATGCTGTATTTTAATAAAACCAGTCGTCTGCGCTTTCCCAGGTCTGCTGAAGGATTTCTTCAACCGTCTTTTTAACCTCTTTCTCACCGCCGTAAACACTTAACCCATCCGAGCCTGCGCGACGTATCACCAGACTACAATCATCGAACTGGTTCTGGAGTCGTTTTAAGAGTTCTTTTTCCAGTGCCGGAACCGCGCCCTTAGGAAGTTCTTTAGTACGATCAATGGTTAACTCAACTTTCATAATTGCCTCCGCTGCATCAACTGTATATATATACAGCACACCGATACATAGGCATGATCAACGGTTTAACAGCGCGAAATGTTAACTAGTCACGAGTTAAAGTAAGAAAAAACCCGCCGAAGCGGGTATAAGTTAATCGATATTTGAAAAGGCTTATCAAAGATCACTATCCAGCGTAATATCTTGTTCAATTACTGCTGCTTCAACCTTGTTACCCAGTTGCTGTTTCATTGAGTCGTAAATTGAAGGATCGTCACTCGGGCTTTTGAATGTTAAGACAAATGCGACATCTTGTTCATCTAATTCATGATGACTTGTAAAATTAAATTGGAAAAGATCCCTAGTAAAAATACGCGCATAAAGTCTTACTTTATTATTATCAACAGAGACTCCTTTAAAACTTTTTCCATGGTGTCGAATCGGGCTCCATTTAGCTAATTCACTTCGTGAATCAATTTCTTTTTCGGTAGATTCTTTCATGGTACCAAGAAGATTTTTAGCCTTGCCCCCGTTAGTAATATGTTGTAATGCACATTGTAATCTTGTTGAAAAATAATTATCCCCTGCTAATTCAGCCACTACTGGCTTTAATATAGCGGTTAGAATAATGCTCCCCTTGATTTTACCATCAACAATCATCTCAGGTGGAATTGGAATATCATTCCAATAATACGCACTTCCGGCTTTTAGCTTAGAATTCCATGCCAAGGTAACTGTCCCATCTTCACACATCCATGGCATTGAACTTCCTTTGCGCCAAGGAGATCCCCAACCAAGTGCAAGGTCATGCTCAATACCTTCAGCTTTATTTATTAGCAATGCCTTAACTAAATCAGGGGTCGGCTCTTTTAAATTTTTAAATGTATGAGCAGCAATACTTGATATCAATGGCGCACTAAAACTTGTGCCAGTTTTAACGTCCCCTCCTAGCATTCTCAATTTTGAAAACCAAGAGAGTTCAGGTTTCTTCATTCCACCTGGTGCAGGCCCACGTAAACTTTTTGGACAATGTGAAGACACTTCACCGAAAATAGACGATCTACGACCAGATACTGTCAAGGCTGCTTCACAATCAGCCGGAGGGCATAGTGTATTTGGATTATCAGCATTAACATTACCAATTGAAATCACAGGTAAAATATTAAAATCTCGAGCCAGCAAACTTATTTCATGTCCCAGCCTGCTTATTTCATCAAAATTATCAGATGGAGAAGCCTCATTAAACGATAGATTCCAAACAGAAGAAACACCTTTAGTTTTCTCAGCTACAGCTCTTAAATAATTAATGAACTGTTCTGTTGTTGGTTGTGAATTTATATCTCTTTTACTTATAGCTTGTACGCTTACAAACTTACATTCTAACTGAGGCAAATGTAACTTATTATTCCAAGCTCCCCCTTGGCAGACTAGAGAAGTAACACGGTTACCATGCTTCATATCTGCATCGTAACTATCAATAAGTGGCTTTATATTAATTACATTCAATGGCAAATATGACTTCGATGAACAACCACCATCAACTATCACAACAACAGGAGCGGTTTCTTTATTAATCATTTTTGGTGAAGGTTCTTCTCCTTCGCCAGGAGGCAATGATCTTGTAGTGACTTTCTTGACCGGCTCGATTCTATAAATAGCTCCCGAGCTTATGAGTTGATTGAAATCTTTTTTATTTTTTACAACCGCTGTAAATGTCAAATGCCCATGCGACAAGTATTGCTTTAATTTTCTTTTAAATGAACGAACCCCAGATGTTTTTTTACCCTCTTCAAAAATGTTATCATATATTGATTCCCCAAATGTGATAACATCTTCCTCAACAAGATCTTCTAACTCTTCAGCAACTGAAAATCTTGCATCTGGATCATGAAATGGAAGAAGCCAAATATTAAACTGATTATCCTCCTCTTTAAAATCAAACTCAGATAAACCTTTCCCTCTTAAAACTGCATTCCTATCGAATGCTTTTATACTTTCAAGTCTAGAGACATCAACTTTAACTCTATCGTTACTAGCATTTTTTATTTTTTTGATGATCTCTGGTATTTTATCCTTGCTTGTTTCGACTAAAAACCCATTATAAGCAGGAGAAATTAATCTAGTAAACGGATTTGTTTCAAATAAATCCGTAGGAGTCCATGAAGGTGCTAATGAGTCATCAAACATCTTAATTAGCAGATGGATTTTACCAGCGTGAGCTATAATAGCTTTGTTTTCTCGTATACCATTCAGGCTTTCACTTAAAGCCTCTTTTTGAAAATCTAGTCTAGCCCACTGAATACCGTCAGCATTCTTACCTCCACCATTTATCGCTTTTGGAGTTGGATCCTCCAAATATGATAGTAGAGGGTTTAATACTTTCTTACTGTTATTACCATCTGCCATAGTATTACTCCTTTAAATGGCTTGAAACTGTTTGCCTACTCAAACCTAATAGGCTTGCAATTTCTGTCTGTGTGAAAGATTTTGCATCATACAAAAGATTTATTAACCTTTTTTTCGTATGTAAATCAGGATCTTTAGAGTTAGGCATCACTGAATTATTATATTCACTATCCATAATTGATAATAAAACGGAAGGAATATTTAACGTCGTATTTGATAATATTGACTGCCTTCTGGCAGAAATAGCTATTGTTTCAATATCAGCACCACTAAGCCCTTTTGAAACAATACCCAGAGCTTTTAATTCCTTATCAGAACCTTTATCACTGAACAGAAAATGACTCCATAAAAATTCTCGCAAATCTTGAGAAGGTAAATCGAGACGCATCTTAAATGGGAAACGTCTCCAAATAGCAGGGTCAAGTAGTTCAGCATGGTTAGTTGCTGCTATTACTATTGAACTATCATCAAGTGAATCTAAACCTTGAATCAAAGTATTAACCACTCTCTTAAGTTCCCCTATTTCATGGCGGTCATCTCTGACTTTTGCAACTGCATCAACTTCATCAAGAAATAAAACCCCATTCCTTGAGGGAACAAAATCAAATATCTGTCTTAAATTCTTCGCCGTATCACCCAGAAGAGAAGAAATGACAGAATCTAATCTCACAACATAAAGTGGTCTATTAAGCTGTGATGCTATATGTCCGGCAATCAAAGTCTTACCTGTTCCCGGTGGTCCAGATAACAATAAACCTAGTTTTCCCACTAAACCATTCGCGATGAGCTTGTCTTGGTATTTAACACTGTCAACAAAAGTATTAAACGTTTCCCGTTCACTTTCCTCTAGGAAAAGAGGTGTAACGGGCCACTGATGTTCTTCTACCAACGGCATTCTTGACTTTGGATCAACGGGTAAGCTATCGCTGTAACCTGAACTACGTAACGGCACCCCCTTACGTCGCAAAACAGATTTTATTTTTTTTGCACCATCCATATTATCGGTACTTATAGCTTTGGCAATTCGATTGCTCACACTACGTACTTCAGAATAGTTTGCATCTAAAGACGCTTCTATAAGAGCAACAATATCGTCAACTAACACTTTCATACCTTTTCCGGATAAATTGATGACCTCAATAAGAGCCATCCCTTTCGAACGCATGTAAATCATAGTTCATTTTATGTAAACATAAAACTGAAATATGTTAACCAAGCGTGGCTTTTTGCTGCTCAAAAGCACTTCATGTCTCTACATCTATGATTTCAAAGTCGGCATCAGTTAAGCCCTCCCCGCCTGGCGCAGGCACTCTTTACGCCGTTTGGCGATCCGGGCAACTTCGACAGCACTGCAGGCGATCCCGAACATGTCCGAATACACCGCTGCGGCGCGGCGCCACAGCCCCTTTTCTTCCAGCGCCTTCGCTTTTTGTTCAGCGGCCTGCATCTTCACCGGGTCGCTTTTCTCCTCCATGCACGGAAGGATCACATCCGGAATATTGGCGTGCGGTACCGCCGTATAGGTGTACTGGACGCTGTTACGGGATCGGGTTATTACCCCATCGTCGCTCAGCTCGCGCAGCAGCTTGCCTGCTGTAGCGCCTGACATATCCAGCGCTTCGGAAACGTCGCCGACGGCGCAGTTCGGCTGGTAGCGCACAAAAATCGCCACCTGGTCTTTCTGGGTTAATGATCTGGTCATTGGTCATCACTCGATTTAGTTGGTTAAACCTGCCGCTTTGCGGCGCTTGTACTCTTCCATCAGCAGCTGTGCCGGAGTTGGCCCTGCCGGGTGCTGCGGTGCTGCAAGCTGGCGGCGAATCGGCGGTACCGACAGGCCGTTACTGACGTGCTTGCTCCATTTCGTTAACAACTTTTCTGCCAGTTTTTTAAGTTCCCCCTCTGTCATCTGGCGCTCCACGCCCGTTCTGCGCATCTCAACGCAGATGTGGTACAGCACCGGCTGCGGCCACGGGTATTTGTCGCTGCCTGAATATCGATAGGACTCGTTGCGCCAGCGGCGATACTCACCCATGACACTGTCGGACGTCAGGCCGAAGGCGTTCGCTCCACTTTCCGAAACGAGCGACACGAACTCAGCGAGATCTGGCGGCCAGGTGTTCCCACCTGCACAGCGCTCCATGCACTGCTGGCACACCAGCGAGATTTGCTTTTCAGTCATCGAACCTATCTGGGCTATCCAGAGCGCCGAAGGCTCCGCCCCATTCTTCTGCGTCCACCGGTTCGAGAATATTTCCCCCATGACCTGCCACAGGCGCCATGCCGTTTCCGTTGCCATCAAGTCCATGGCGACGTCTCCACTCTGCGTGGGCTGACTGAATCTGCTGAACAGCCCTGGATGCTGTAGGCTCTCCCCGAACTCCTGCATTGTCCTTACCTCCGGTTTCCGGTTGTTTTTTCGATCTCACCAGCACGATGTGCCGGGCGAATTTCTGTTCCCACTGAACCTGGGTGAAAATCTTCCCCTCTGACTCCCAGTACGACGCGAACTCAGCGAGCTCTGTGACAAAGTAATCAGGGTCAGGCAAAGCTATTCCCCACATTGCCGCGCGCTGGCGAAAATCCCTGCTTGGCGACCAGGCGGCTGTCATCATGAATTTGCCGATTGGTTCATCCAGTCCGTCAACGTATCTCGGAGCAACAGGTTCATCTGGTAAACCAGCAACCTCAGAATTTTCATTCGCGCCCGCGTTAAGAGAGGGGTTTAAGATCTGTTTACTGCTTACTGCTTTCTGGATACCTGATGGCAAAGGGCAAGCCTTATCCTTAGGCAAAGGCATAGCCTTGTCGTATGCCTTACCCATAGACTCAGACACCCCATAACACGCGGCCTGTAGCACCGCCCATGCCTCCCATTTCAGTTCACACTCGGGCAATAATTCGAAGGCCCGCGCCCATGATTTGATCACATTCACTGAAGCTGGCGGGTTATGTGCCGCAGCCTTAGGAAGCCAAAAAACTCTGGCTTTCAGGTCGGCTTTAACCATGCCTAAAGCTAAGCCTTCGCTTAAGGCAGAGTCGAAGGCTTCCAGTTCCCACCCCAGCTCTTCAGCCAGCGCCGCTCGACCGCCTTTGAACAACCCCGGGATAATCCCGGTGAACGGGCTGGTCAGCAGATAAATAAACAGGCTTTGCCCGCTAGGCGGCAAAGGGGACAACGCGCGAAACTTTGGATCATCCCACATGGTGATCTTCACCTTGCGGTAAGGCTCATTTGTAGCCTTACTTTTAGGCATCGCCTTAGGCAAAGGATTAGACATATCTCACCTCGCGGTTAATGGTCGTAGAACTCATTGGTCAAAACTCGATTACGTAAAAAGTGGTGCCAGCGCCTGCAGGTGAGCTATCACCACGCCGGCCAGTTCTCCGGGTAGCAGTGCTGCGTTGGCAAGAAGGTTTTCAAAACCCTCCTTCGCCTGCTTTTTGGTTGGCAGGCCCAGTAACTTAGCCTGGTGATGCTCGCCGCACTCTTTTATCGCGTCGGCCACCAGCTCGATGTCGGTTTTACCCTGACGGAGGCCGTGTTTTCTGGCGATCTCAATCGGCATTGCTACGCTGATCGCATTCGCGAGTTGCATGACATAAGCCGTGTACTTGCTGGAATTGGTTTCGTTTTTCAGGTAGCGGTAAAGGTTTTGTTTGTTCACGGTGATCCCTCGCCCGCCTTCTTTGGACCACTGCTCAGCCACCAGCTGCGTAACAACGTCCTGCGCCTGGCCCGGGATACTTGCCTCCCACTCACGAACGGCAGACAGAATCGTGCGATGGCGCGTTGAGTCCCGGCGCCGATGCTCAATCTGATTTCGGGTTTTCAGCGGTGCGGCGTTCTGCCGGTTAAGATGTTCAAACGTTACTGATTGCATTATTAGGCTTCCTTTTGAGGCAAACCATCAGTGGGGTTCGGGTAGAGATCGGGGCGCAACTCGTGCGGAGTTACTTGCCAGTCCAGAGCCCTGCAGGCGTTAAGAACTTCAGTGCTGGCAACTTGAGTGCGAAACCAGACCGATACTGTCTGCGAGTTCTTACCCAGGCGACGAGCTAGTTCAGACTGACTTCCACACAAAGAAATAATTTTTTGTTGAATGGCTTCGTTCATGGTTCCTCCTAGTTTAGGAATCACATGATTGATAAATAATTTGTCAATGTCAAGAAACTTAATCAGCCACAACTGAAAAGAAACTTTGTATGCTTGCTGATAGGTTTAATTTGGATCCGAATATGAACTTCGAAGAACGACTATTAAGAGCTCTTGAGGAAGCTGGAATATCTCAATCTGAGTTAGGCAGGAGAGTTGGCGTCAATTCTCAAACAGTCAGTAACTGGTGTAATACAGGTAACTTTCCTCGCAAGGAAAAGCTCGCATTATTCCCTCAAGCCCTTGGAAAACCGCTGTATTGGTTCTTCATGACTGACGAAGAAGAGGCTCAGCTTAAGGCCGCTACAGCCAGCAAAACAGTGTTAACTGAAAAGCAGGCTGCTTTACTAGAGGTGTTTGATCAGCTTCCAGAGGTAGAACAAACACGCTTTGTTCAGTCGGCTAGTGATCGCCTCGAAGAGCTCGATAGGTTTATGGCTGAGTTCTTGAGCAAGAGAAAAATAGAACCGACCCCGAACAAAGACTAAGACAGAACAAAAAACGCCGCTTTTAGCGGCGTTTTTTTTGTGCCTCACCAACCTAAAATCCCTTCTAAAACAATCATTGAAATAAAATATGTCACAATCAGTTTGACTGATGACAAATTTATTTGTAGTCTGATTTCACAAATTCAGTCATTCAGGCAGGACGCCCACGTAGTAGCTGCCGGCGGCATATGAAACACCGGATGAGATGACCAGAGAATGTGCTTTGCGGTGAACCAGCTATTTGCTGAGTTTATCGAGTTTTTCAGGCGGAGAAGCGACTGACCACCGCAGCTGGGGCGCCAGCAAAGCACATACAAACAATGCGCAGCAGATAGTACCGTTCCGCTTGCCAGCGTTACAGGCTGATATAGGAGTAAAAATTGTGGATTACATGGACATCAGAAAGAGTGAGCTTTATGCACATTGCAACGGCTCACTCTGGAGAAATGGGTCTGGTTGGAAAGCATATAACCCTATTTCCATTCGTCTTCTGCGAGCTTCTGGTTAAGAAAAACTTCGAATTTTACATAGAGTTTTTCAATCTCTTCAACAGGATCGTGTTGGTCTGAAAGATTTCGACCGGATGAGATTTGAGCAGAACGGTAGGAGTTATATGTATCAACCGCCAGGCGAGTTAAATACAAGACCTTCTCTTCTTTTTCCACAGTTAATCCCCTCATTATAGTATGGGAATTACCACAATAGCACTGAAGTTAGGGCCGCGATACGACAGGCAAAATTAAACAGGAGATAACCATGATCGACTACGCACGTAATCCCGTTAAACAGCAGGCTATTCGCCTCAACATTGTTGAAGTCCTGATCCGCAAGTTCTGCTACTTCATGGCGCAGAAAGGCAATCCAGAGCTCAACGCATGAACTCGCTTTTCGCCTTAATCGTTAACGTCTGCGCCCTCACCGGGGAATGCTCAGACATCATGCTCGGGGTTTATAAGACCGAGGCGGTTTGTGAAGCAGCTGCCGCAGAGCAGCACGTGAAAGGACAGTGTTACCCGTACAAACCGGCTGACGACCAACAGCCAGCGTTACATTTTTAATCGAGTTTCGACCAATGGCTGTTGCCAGCCTGATGCCAGGTGCACATGGCATCGTGATGGTAATCCCGCCATCAATACCAAACAGGAGACGAAGACCTGTTCTGGTTAAATTGGAAAAGTTCTTTTTGCCCGTCACCCGTGGCGGGCTTTTTTCCGGAGGATTTATGTCAGCGAACGAACTGGCATTGCGATATAGCACCGCACCGGCAGAGGAGTTAATCGGCATCCTGCCTGTTCTTGAAGTAAAAGAAGCGCTGCGCGGTGAAGTTGAAGAAGACGTTATGGATGAAGTCTGGCAGGAGCACCAGTTTGAAATGGAGGCTGTTGAGGAGCAGACCGAGGAAGCGAACCGCCTGGCTCAGAAGTTTGAACTGGTAGCGGAGACGTTCGGGACGGCGATTAAGCTGGCACTGACCCTTCCATACGGCGAAGCGATTCAGGTTCTGCAGGATGCTATTGAAAATAACCCTGGCTATGGCCGGGATCCGGTGAAGGGATAGTCCATGGAATTTGGAATGAAACGAGTGATGGCATCTGTCCAGGCTGTTGCGGTTCTGGAAAGAATCTACTGCGGCAAGCCAGTACCCCTCGCCACACTGAGTAAAGAATCGAAGCTCTCGGTTTCCTACCTGGAGCAAATTTTTAAGCGGCTGCGCAGCGGCAAGCTGGTCACCTCACACAGAGGACCGGGCGGCGGATATAGCCTTCGTGAAGGTGATATCTCAGTTTCAGCAGTCATCCGCGCAGTCAGCAAGATCCCGTCGAATACCACGTTCGACCCGGTGCTTGATGCACTTGATGGAGTGCTTATCTCTCAGCTGGCGAATAAGCCCGGCGTCCAATAAGCACAAAACCCGCGCAAGGCGGGTTAAGTACCCGGTCAGCCGACCAAAGCTTTCCGGAATCGAGTTTTGACCAATGACCACTACCTAAGCAGCGCTCATCAGCTGTTGGGTATCTTACACCCAAACGAGGCTACAAGATGGAATTTTTTTATCATATTAAGGCAACCCAAAAATCAGGAAAACCTGACGGCGTTCTGTGGTTTACAGCCAAAACCGAATCGCGCGCAGCACTGCAACTGGATGTCGAGCTGGAAGACGCTGACATCGAAACCGGCCGCGGCAAAGATTACCTGAAGCCGGTCCGCACTGATTTTCCTGTCTTCAATGATCTGCCGGAAGAAAACACCATTGATTTTACCTGGTGCGAGCGCTACACCCTTGCCGAAGACCAGCGCACTTGGAACGTGATCCCGGGCGCCGCATCTCATAACGAAACCACCATCGCCACGGACAGCGCCACCAGCGATGAGAATCAGCTTGCTATGGTAACCGCCACTGACACCGCAGATGTGGGCGGCACCTCCCTGCTTGAAAATCGCACTCCGGCTGTCCGCTTAGCTGTCCATCTGCTGGGTGACAAATACATTTCGGAGATCAGCCAGGAACAGCAGATCGTCGCCAACGAGCTGGTGACCGATGAGGGAAATGTTTATTTCCAGAACCTGCTGCAGGCCAAAAATGACGTTGCTGATATTGGCGAACTCAGCTTGCATGCCGAGTGGAAACTGGTTCAGGCCATCAAAGCCATCTTCCCGCAGGATAAAGAACATGATCATGCGCTGCTGGCCGTCTTCATGTCGAGCTGGATTAAAGCCGAAGCTGACGAGCGCAATAAGCTGGTTGACGACTGGAAGAGTGGAAAGCTTCCAGTCAAGGAAGAACCTGAGAGCTTGTTTGAGCATGGCCTGAGGATCAGTAAACATGATGACGGGGGCGCTCATTATCCTGTCTGCAAAATGCCATTCCGCAAACAGCTCCTGGCTCAGTTGACAGCTGACGAACTGCGCCATCATATCAGCCGCAAAGTACACGCGGAGCTTCACTTAATGGAAATGGACACGGATAACGGATATGTCCAAAACCTGCTTCTGGCCGCAGAGAATTTCGCAGAAGTTAAGGCTTTTGATACCAAGGATCTGTGGCGCTACACGAAAGCGATCCGAGAAGTCTTCAGCATGGATAAACGCCATGAGCTGGCGCTGCTGCTGCAGTTCACTAAAGCCTGGGTAGCCACCCCTTATATTGACCGCGGCATCCTGACGCGTGAGTGGGTCGCCGGCAATCGTATTAACCTTGTGCAACGCACTGACGCAGGCACCAATGCCGATGGCGGGTATGTAACTGACCGCGGTGAAGGCGCACACCACACCCTGGACACCCTCGATCTTGAGATCGCCTGCGCCCTGTTGCCTATGGATTTCCACCACTTTGAAATCCCTTCCAGTGTTTTGCGCCGCGCCAAAGAGATTGTCGCGAACAAAGAAGAGCCATGGAAATCCTGGAGCAAGATTCTGCGCAATCAGCCAGGCGTTCTGGCAGTCAACCGCGCCGCCATCTTCAACCTGGTACGCATCGCGCCAGAGAATATCCGTCTGACGCCACCTGCGCATCTGGAGTTCGTGAACCAGACGATGACGGCTGAGTTCTGCCAGGCGACTGAGCTTCTCCCTCTGCCGTCCATCGAATCGGAAGAGGACACTCAAGCCGTCGAGCAGCAACAAGCATTGCCGAAATGGGTAGAAGCCAGTGAGAAAAAACTCACTGATGAAGATGAAGCGGAAACACAGGCCCTGCCTAAGTGGGCAAGTGCTACCAGCCAGCCACAGGTCGCGAACCTCGGCGGAGGCGTATTCGCCATTGATGGCCTGATGAACGAAAAACATCCAGAAAATGATGACCGTTCACCGGTTAATGAGGAGACCACCAGCGATGTGCAGATGGAAGAGACTAACCCGGCGAAAGGAGAAAGTGTTGGCGCGGTTCCAGCAGGCGAAAGCGCTGATGCAACTGCTGCGCAAACAAATGCCGTAGCGGGAAACATCTGCACTGGCTGTGGTACCGAAGGTGGCGGCGGTTGCCCTGACTGTGGCGCCGCAGTTGGCGATGCAACCTATGCGGTCATGGAAGCGGATCTGAAAGAGGAACTGGAGCCGCTAGGGGCTTATACCTCAAACTCGGAAACCATGTTCACGCACCTGATGGTGGATCTCGAAACCATGGGCAAAAAACCGGGTGCCCCGATCGTTTCAGTGGGGGTCGTATTCTTTGACCCGGCCAGCGGGATGACCGGTGCTGAATATTATCAGGTGATTAATCTGGAATCGTCGATGTCATTCGGGGCCAGGCCAGACGCCAGCACTATTCTATGGTGGCTGAAGCAATCACCTGAAGCACGATCTGCAATCGTGGTGGATGATACGGTCGGCCTGGTAGAAGCGCTCGAGCAGCTTCTCGATTTCATCGCTGAGAACGCAGCCAACGGTTCTAAGAATGTGCAGCTCTGGGGGAATGGCAGCTCGTTTGATTGTTCTCTTCTGGAAGCAGCATTTGAGTTGGCCGACACGCCCTTCCCGATCCCGCACTGGAACTACCGGGACGTGCGAACCGTCGTTGAGCTGGGTAAAGCTGTTGGGCTAAATGCTCGCTACGACATCCCTTTTGAAGGCGATCAGCATAACGCCCTGGCCGACGCCCGCCACCAGGTCAAATACGTATCGGCTATCTGGCAACGCCTGACAGCAATCTGATTTCTTTTATTCACCTTTTGGCCCTGCAAAGGGCCATTATCTGGAGAAGATAATGTCCAGGTTAGTTCTATTATCTGAATGGGCAAAGCGCGAATTTGGAGAGCCGGTGCCCGGAACATCCACCCTTTGCAAATACGCCAAGAACGGCATGATTTCACCGCCCCCATGCAAAGTGGGAAAAAGCTGGCGCGTCGAGGTCACGGCCCGGTTCGTTGGCTTATCAGCAGAACCAGAGATAAAGAAACAGGATCACCCGCTCCTGAGGAGGATTTTAGAAGATGGCGCGACCTCGGAAACATAACGTATCTATACCAGGCCTTTCCTGTTTTCTGGACTCGCGCACCAAAAAAGTTTACTGGCGGTATAAGCATCCTGTTACTGGGAAATTTCACGGCCTCGGCACCGATGAAAGTACCGCCAAAGAAATTGCCATTGAAGCTAACAGCCGTTTAGCCGAACAAAAAATGAGGCATCTGATCCGCGCTAAAAATGACATCAACAAGCGCCTGGGCGGAGCCGCAACGATCAGCGAGTATTTGGTACGGTACAGAAAGCTTCAGGAAGAGCGGCTGCAACAAGGCGAGATTAAGCTAAATACATTCAAGAAAAAGGCCTCACCGTTAAAGGTTCTTGAGGAATCTTTGGGGCCACGCCAGCTGGATGAGATTACCGTGAAGGATATTGTTTCGATTCTGGAAGATTATAAAGAGAAGGGGCATAACAGGATGGGGCAGATTTTCAGGAAGGTTACGATCGATGTGTTTAAGGAAGCGCAGCAAGTCGGAGAAGTCCCGCCCGGATTCAACCCGGCGCTTTCCAGCAAGAAGCCCCACGTAAAAATCAGCCGTCAAAGGCTTACTTTCGAAGAATGGATGCTTATCTTCAACGCGGCGGAAAAAGACAATTATTTCCTGCAACGCGGTATGCAGCTGGCCATTATCACCGGGCAGCGCCTGTCTGATATATGCAACATGAAGTTTACTGACATCCAGGAAGGTTGTCTGTGTATCGAGCAAAGCAAGACCGGATACAAGCTGGCCATTCCTCTGGAGTTACGCTGTAACGCGCTTGGAATCTCGCTCGGTGAAGTGATCTCATCGTGCCGCGACAAAGTTCTGAGCCCTTATTTATTGCATCATCATCACGCTAAAGGGAAAGCCAAGCGGGGCGGCATGGTTAAACCAGCAACCTTAACTGTCGCATTTAGCAAAGCGAGAGATAGCGTCGCGTACGAGTGGGATAAAAACGGCACGGCACCGAGCTTCCACGAACAGCGATCTTTATCGGAGCGGCTATATCGCGAGCAAGGTATAGACACTCAAGTTTTACTTGGGCACTCCAACATACTCATGACGAATAAATACAATGACACTCGCGGAAAAGGGTATAAAAAACTGGTCATTTAG